GTTGTCCTAGACTCGCAAGAAACTCGCTATTGCTATGGTTTCACATCCCTCACCGCGCCAAGGTGGGGACGTCCCGCTAAAACATCACTAGAATGATCTACCAGGGCCGTTGCACTTACAATATGTTGGCCAATGCCTTCCTGACGGCCGGAGCTGTCATGTTGACTTGTTTAGCCACATTGCGCGTAATCTTACCAGCGCCACTAACGACGTTGTTGATATCACGCATAATCGCATTAATGTGCAATGGATTCTCATGGAATTGCTCGACATCTCGAACTACCTGCACAGCGTCTTGAAACGCGCGCCAATTCAACGTCGGCGGCGCCGTCGCTCTCCAAACATCATCTGTCTGGTAAACAACGGTCGACGTCGCCATCGCCGAAAACACCGGCAGCCCAACACCACTCAAAGGTACCTGCAATCCGAAGATCAGTTGACCCAAGTATGGTGACGATATCGGTGACCAAACATCCGAAATCACATTCAATTGCTCCGAAAAGAATTGTCTCATCTCATACGTCTCATCCGACGTTGGTTTGACAAAACCGGATATCCCATTATCAGCACGCATAGTGGTGACATCCTTAATCTGGGCAAGTAATGTATAGGGGTCGATACGCCCGACATACACATTCGCGTCTCCTTCGGCCAACATACTCAACCACGTTCCCTTCACGACAGAAGCCGCGAAACCACCACCCAGAGTCAACACAGCTGACAAATTGGAAATAGTGACATCACGAGCAGCTATACAAGCGGCGGTAATAGCGGGGACGTTGGTCGCCAAATCAGCCAGTGGCTTGTGCATCAGACGGCTTTCGCCTTCCAATTGCGTCCAACTGGCCGAAAAGGTAATCGGCGCGGTGTTTTCTAAAAACTGGGGTCGATTATCAAAACCCACTGATATCCAATAGTAACCCCTCTGCAACACAACATACTGGCCGGCCAATACCGCGCCTTCACGGCGACGTCGAATGATCTCACGACGACGCAGCAAATGCGCAGCTTTGGGCTTACGACCTGTAGCGGGCACAGGTTTTGTCGAACCAGTCGTCACCCCTTTCTTCTGAGGCGGCAACACAGTGTCCGCGGCTACCATACGTGGCGCATTTGCACCATCATAGTACCAAATTTGATAATCGAACGGAATGAACGTGGCGCCAGGATCCGTATAGGTCAGCTCGAAGTCAAGCGTGCCCAAGTCCAAATAGATCATGCGCGGTTCAGCGCGCGTCCCTTGAACAGTACAAGCATACTCGAATTCATTGGCATCGTCGATTGCAGCCATGAACGGTACCGGGAATGGTGCATCAGCATAAGGCGACGCACTGGCAGCCGTTCCTGCATCATACAAGACCGCTTCTTCACTGTAACTGCCAGTATCATACACCACCAAATCTTTACCAATCTGGCTACCCGAGTAGGGCTGGTATTCAATAGCCGCACAAGTCAGCGAAGGGCCAACAACATACAACATGGACCCCGACACACACATCGGTGAACCCTCGTTTGCAGTATCGACAGACAAGATGCTTTGAGCAGTGACAGTAGCTACCGCAGTGGGAGTTGTCGAATACGCACTGGCAATGCGCATATTCGGTCGTTCGCGAGGTAACATCAACCCGGCCGCCGCATCCTTGACGGAACGCTCGTAGGCGCCATCATTGGGGGCGGGGCGGGCAGACTCACGGACGACAACAGTACGCACAGCAGCAGGTTTTGGCGGCTCAGTCTTGCGGAGCGTCGTGATCTTACCACGGCGTGCACGACGTTTTGCTGCTTTCGACATCTCAACCTTATCATCTTGTTTTGCATTCATCTGGAATGACGTCAGAATTTTAATGAGTTTATTCTCGCGGGAGGGAAAACTCAGGTTCGGGGGGGTCGTTAAGCCCCACTGGTAACCAACCAGCCCTGCCAAGATCCCACTACGCTTTACATGTAGTCGACCTCCATCAACCGCTCTAAAACGGGATGGGAAACGACCACGGGAAACGCATCGACCTGGTCATACAATGACTCAAGGTCTTCAATTTCCGCAACGGTGATTTGGTAGCGATCGCAAATGACTTCTAATGCCACATTCCTAAAAACGGGCGTCACAAAATCAAGTTGAACACTGTAGGCACGCAATGGCAAAATGTATGCTTGTGCACGCTTTACGTATTCTTCGACCGCACCAAACGCTACACGTTTGTAAATGCGCAAGAAGGCACCAAGAATCGGGTAGTCCGCAGGCACTGCCGCGAAAGACATGTACATGACTTTCGCAACTGCGGCATACGCATCCTTGGGATTTTCGCACTGACAAATTTCAAGGGGCGACTTGAGAACTTTGCCAATTTTCAATACCACGCTGGGCAAATTAACCCACCATCGCGGTAAATGCCGGTCGTACGAATCGAACCAGAGGCCCTTAAGAAACGCTACTTGCGACATAGTGCGTTCCTTAATGACCATTTTCAAACCCAAACTTTGGAAACACCGGCCCAGCGTCTCTGCGTCACCATCAACCAAGACGTGAGGTGCAGTTTTGACAAGAGCGAGGCAGACACCACATATGGACAGCAACGTATTGATTGTGTTCAACACAGTCGTCAACGAACTGCCAGTCGGCATCTGCACATCCGCCGTGCCACGCACACTCCATCCTTTTGTGATGGTGTTGTAATTGAAATCCATCGACTGAGCGACGATATCAATAACATGCTGCGGGACCCCGATGTGAGTCATCCAAGTGCGCATCGCTGCGCGACACCCAGCGCCCTGAGTCGCATCGTATTGAGAATAGTCACCCTCAAAATTCCGCCCAAACGCCGTTATGACGTTATCATCCCCAGCAGCGGCGATACAGATCGTACCGTCATTGCCGAAGAGATAATCACTCAAAAGCGATAATTGCTGGCTAGTACTACCAGCCGCATAGGCGAACCGAAAGTTGACACCTTCAATCGTAACAACACGATCGGGCACCAAGATAGACTTGAGTACCTTAGAAATCCCACGAGCCGGTCCAGCCAGCTGGGCTTTCGCACGTTCGCTAGACGCCGCAATGATGCGGACCTTAGGGCCCACTTCAAATTCATCGACGTTGCGATACGGAAGTACCTCGTCCAATTTGGCATTGGCCGAAACAGCCACATTCTCCCCATTCAACCGCTCACGGTCTGTCCCAGCATCCAACAGATCAAAAGCTCGACTCAATGCCCTGCGTTTGTTGCCATCTTCAATGGCTTCCAATGCGTCGGCCCGAGTGACTTCTTCGTAGATACCAGGCGGCAAAACCGCTTGACAAAAAGTCTTGGTTAAATTCACCCACCTACGTTCCAACTCATCGACAGGGACAAGTGTTTCGGGAGTGTAAGGATCCTTGTGCGACCGTAACAGCAAACCGACCAACACACTATTAATGGTGGCGGCCGGTCTAACCAAATGTCTACTTGGAAAAACCAATGGGTATTGACCCGTACGGAGGTCAGGCGCTTGAATGAGACGCACGCTTTGCAACAACTCACGGCTCGCCACTTTCGTGGCTGCTTGGTCAACTTCCCCTTTATCATCAACCACCGGCAACTTGCCCACCAAAACATCACCATAATGCACTTCCATGTTACCACGGAACGCATTCGGGACGTCCAAGGCTGGCGAATCAACCGACGGGACAAATGCGAGCGGCGGCAAAGCATAGACACCAACCGGCAAATTCAAATCACCAGGGTCTGTCCGTGCAAGCGCTGCAGGCAAATTAAGAGGCGTCACCGCCGCAACAGCAAGGCCCAACAAATGCGATGTGAATGGCCACATGCCTGGCGTTATATCATTCGCTGCCATGACCGACATAGTCACGGTGAAACAATTGAACGCACTATGCACAGTGATCGCATCGCCAATTGAACCGCCATTGTTTTGGCGATAGTTGTTGTATTCATGCATCAAGAACGCTGGTATACCAGGCAATATTGTACCATACTTGTTATACACCGCATACAACTCCGCAAGCGAAAAGAAGCGCGCAACGGTAACACCAGCTACCTTGCGTATAACCTCCTCCGAACAAGCGGCAAGTGTAACACGGACGAACACAGCGGCCATCTTCTGGATCACGTCTTCGGTGATTTCAATCCCCGCGACGCGACCAACCGTTTTGGCCAAAAAGATTCGAAGTCCATTGTCAGCACCGAGCAGTGACCCCGGCCAACTGGCGAGTGTCAGCAGACTCTTACGGGTCCGCCCACCAGAATTGCCGCCTGATCGACGACTCTTCCACCACCTGTAGACACGAAGACACAAGAACAGTGTGCCGAAAACAGCCCAAATGTTATAAGTGATGTCCGCTCGTATACCGATCATCCTAACTAAATTGGACCATCGGGTATAAGCATGGTTCGCAATAGCACTAGGTGCCCTCGCAACATCCAAGATTTTCTCGGCATAATGGTTGTCCGCTCGACCGCGGAACAATTCCATAAAAAACCCAGACCTGTTGGCAAACAAGACGTGCAACAGCGTTCCCCGTTCAATGCGGTTATACGCCATTGGAAATCTTCCCTTCAAGACTTTCAAACGCGGATCTACAGACATCAAAGAACGAACATTGGCGACCGTCGCGTCGACATTAGAGCCAACAGCCGGTCTCGCCGACACACCTGCTTGTGCGACTATAGTGTCACACACCCAGGCGGTGTTTTCGTATTCGATGTCGTAATACATGCATAAAAGCTTTCTGGACGCCCAGCTAAACCACCCAGAATCCATCGACACTTCTCGCACAAACGGCACAGCCGGAGTACAGAGATTGTCAGTGGCACCAGGTTGTAAAACCAAACGGTAAACCAAATAGGGCCCAATAGTCGTCACATGCGAAATCGCAATTTCGTCTATGCAGGCATTGTCCAACCAAGCCACATCATCGTGGCCAGCAAAGAACGTAGCGCGGGTGTCAGCTTGAAACTGAACTTTACCGTCTTGTCGATACCAAGCACCATGGTCTGCATACGGGTCTGCGTCAGCCATGCCAACGTGACGCCGCAGCACCATGTAAATGGTATGCGTTCGCAACTTCTGCAAATGTGATTTCACAGAAGCCACAGTCAACGGTTCGTTCAAGCGGCCTGAACAGTAGATATCCACCATCAAGCCGTAGTCGCACATGTTTTCTTTTAAGACAACACGATTGGAGTGAACACTGCGCGCAGCATCCCCCGGCAGAACATCACCGACTTCGGTGATGCTCAAACCATGTGGGACACCGACAAACGTCTGAGCGTCGACAGTGTTGGTACCCTTGGTCACCGTGAACAATTTGGTACGCACGTTACCATATATGTCAGCGACCGAAACATCTTTAGTCTCAAGGTCATCAACATTGATAGCGCGCGCACACATGTCCAACAGTGCCTGTTGCGTTGCTTTAAAGCGACATGCTGCCGAAATCGGATGCGCAATCACCTTCCCTCCGGAGGTTTTAGCATCCAATTCTGGGACCACTTTTTCAGCTAACTCCAGCCACGCTTTGTTGAGTTCCGGGCGCATAGCACTCAGAACATCAACGCGGCTCTTGTTCTTCACAATAGTCGGAGCTTGAGTTTTTGTGGCCGATCCACCTTCCGGTGGAGTCGCCGGCTCTTTCCCGGGAGGCACCTTCCCTGCTGACTCTTTAGGAGTCTGCGTACCACTCTTTGGGGTGGCTGTCCCACGGCCTTCGCCGACGGGTTTTGGTTTGCCCGGGTTTGGCGCTTTTGGCGCTGTGTCTTCCTTGACTTGGGGCGAGACAATGGCCGAAACAGCCGTCGTCAAGTCTACCAAGACCGGTTTAGTAGATTTCTTAGACCTACTGCGGGTGCGCTTCCGCTTCTCCGCTTTTCCCGCCGAAGCGGGTTCGGCCACCACAGCCTCCGCTTTTGATTGCTCAGCCACCGGAGCTTCTACCGGTGCCACCGACTCATCGTCGTTGGGTTTGAAGACGTGCGCTAACCTATCACTTGGTTTGGTCGGTGCAGTTTTAGTTTTCAGTTTGGCGATTAACCCAGCCGGCACTCGCTCAACGGGCTTTTCAACCTGGAACGTGGTGCTGGCCTTAGCTTCGGTGTATGTTTCAACCGGCGCCGGGGCTAATTTGCGTTGATGTTCAGCAGCACGTGCTGCCTTTTTCTCCGCTCGGATAACTGAACGACTCTTGACGACCTTGAAACCGTCAGCAGGCTCAGGAGGCTTCCCCCCAGGGTCTGGTTTCGATTTCGATGCTTGAACGCTCGGCTTCATCAATCCGCTCTTCGCAGAAGGGTCCTTTGACACTGTCGACATCAGGGATTTTAATGACT